AATCCGACTGACGGACAACAGCATCTTGATTTAGGCGGTGGCACTGATGAAGCTTAATGATGATACATACTACGGAAAAGAAGCAAATCAAACCTTTTTCAGTGTAAGCCAGTACAAGGACTTCTGTAAATGTGAGGCCATGGCGCTTGCGAAAATAAACGGTGAATACGAGCAGCCTGTAACAAGGGCAATGCTTATAGGAACACTCTGCGACCGTTGGTTTGAGGGAACGCTGGACAGGCTGCGGCAGGAGTCGCCCAATATCTTCTACTGCAGGAACGGAGCTTTAAGGGCAGACTTCCGTAAGGCTGATGAAATAATAAGGCGGGTACAGCAGGATGAGCGCTTTATGCAGTTTATGAGCGGGGAAAAGCAAAAGATACTGACCTTTGAAATGTCCGGGGTACCCTGGAAAATGAAAATGGACAGCTTTGTGGAAGGTATCTGCATTACCGATTTAAAGGTAGTTCAGAGCTTCAAAAGCCTTGCATATTGGCGGTACGACCTGCAGGGAGCTGTTTATCAGAAAGGCGCAGAGACCTGCGGATACGGAAAGCTACCATTCTATTTGGCAGCCGCCACAAAAGAAACAGTCACAAACTTTGACATATTTCAGATAGACCAGCCCACGCTTGACATGGCGCTTAAGGAGATTGAGGGAAATATGCCACGGTTTACGGTGGTCAAGGCAGGGCTTGAAGAGCCACGTTACTGTGGAGTGTGTGATTACTGCAAGAGCATAAAAAAGGCAAGGATAAGGAATTATTCGGAATTATTGGAGGTGGGATATTGAAATTAGTAAAAATATTACCTGACAAAATACAAATCAAAACAGACGATGTGGAGTTTAGAAATGTACGTCTTAACAGCCTCATATCCGTATCAGACGGAGAGGCGGAGCTTATCACCATGATAACGGCCATAACGGACAATGACGTTGAAACACAGATGGATGACAATGCCATAATGGAAGAATTACAGCAGACTTCTTTAAAGGTGATAGAGTGCTCCATATTGGGAAGCGTAATCAATGGGGAATTTAAGCAGCAGCTTGATAAATACCCAAACATGGATGTACATATAAAAAAAATTGCAGACCATGAAATATACACCATGCTTTATCCTGACGTCAGCAGAAATATCAACAGCGGCTTCTGTATCGGAGATTATGCAGGACACACCACAAGCGCATGGATAGACGGCAATAAGTTCTTTCAGCGGCATTCATGCATAGTGGGAAATACTGGCTGCGGCAAATCAGAAACCGTCACAAAGATACTGGAGGAAACGGCGGCACTGCCCGGAACGAATATTGTTATATTTGATATTCATAGCGAATACAACGGACTTTCGTATGCAGACAGCATCAAAATGGGAGACGTTCCATTCCCCATATGGATGCTTGGATTTACAGATATGGCGGCAAACGTATTAAAGGTTAAAGAGGAAAGCACGGTAGTAATGTCAGCCCTAAGAAAAGCATACTATGAGCAGCAGCCAAACGGCAACGAAGGAAAGCCTGTATATTTCAGCTTTTCAGATATGGTTTCATACATGGAGTCATTAAATAACGAAATAATAACAACAGGCTTCACAAAGGAGGGCGCAGCCAAAACATCAAAGGGAGAGTACAACGGAAAACTGGCAGGGGTAATAAATACCATGAAAAACATGATTTCCGATAAAAGATACTCATTCCTTTTTGATGAACTGCTTGAGGATAAAGAGTATTTCTCAAATTTCATAAACCGCATCATGGGCGGAAGCAGGCCGGTAAAAAATATTGACCTGTCCGGCATACCTCATGACATAGCTGTTCTGATTATAGGGGCAATAACAAAGCTGATTTACAACATACAAATCATTCAGAAAAATGCAGCCCCAATAACACTTGTCTGCGATGAAGCGCATGTCTATATTCCGGCAGACTTCCAATTATCAGCAGCTCAAAGGCGGATGGTAGAGATATTTGGAAATATCGCAAAAGAGGGCAGGAAATTCGGCATTACCCTGTTTGTGGCTTCACAACGGCCATCAGAGCTTAATAAAACAATAATGGCTCAGTGCGCAAACTACATAGTAATGAAGCTGAATAACGAGAACGACAAGGCCATGATTAAAGGCATAATGCCGGCAGGAAGCTCTGACATAATTGAAACAACCGCCATGTTTTCACCGGGTGACTGCCTTATAATAGGCGACTCCTGTCCCATGCCTCTTAAAATCCATGTGGAAACTGCAAGGGAGCGGCAGCAGAGTAAGACCATAGATTTCTGGTCAGAATGGCAGAAGGAGCGTGAGGACGTGGATTATGATACCTGTTTGAAGGAATATCTGGAAAATTAAGGCGGGTATATAAAAATGTTGATAAAGGCATAAGCCTTCATCATAAAGTAACCGTAAATTTAAACTAACGCATAAGATTTGTTCAGCACCCGTTTATTCACATAGCTGGCATAATCAGACAAATCAAACAAATCTCCCGGATAAAGCAAATATATCCGGGAGAAAGAAAGGAAAAGGAGGAAAACAATACAATGGAAAAAGTCAAACTACAGGAAATAGTAGGCGGAGCCCTGCAGGAAAAATTCAACAAAGCATTTGAAAGGGTTATAGACAACCTCCAGGATGTAAACACACCCTTCAAGGTAAAAAGAAAAATCAATATCCAGCTTGATTTTGTACAGAACGAAACAAGGGATGACGTACATGTCAATGTATCAGTAGTAGAAAAGCTTGCGCCTCAGTCTCCGATGACAACGGCATTCTCAATAGGCAGGGACCTTGAAACAGGTGAAATGTTTGCAGAGGAATACGGAAAGCAGATAAAAGGTCAGATGTCACTTGACAACTACAGCCACAGACAGGTTATTGACGGCAAGGAAGTAGACACCGACACAGGTGAAATAATTAATAACACTGTAACCGGCAGCACAATAGTAGATTTCAGAAGCGCACAGGCGCAGTAAACAAAGAAAGGTTAAAAAGGTGAAAAAACATGATTAAAGAAGCATTACAGTACATAATAGGCTTACAAAAGGAGCCGTATATAAAGGACATAAACGGCAGCACATACACAGATACGGACCTAAGAAGAATAAGCCACAACCCAAAGGCAAAGACCCTTGAAATGAGCACACTCACAAGCCTTGTGGACTACATCAAAGGAAGCATAGACACAATGGCGCCAAAAATGATAATAGAAGCCTCAAGCCCCACAAGGGTAGAGCTGTATTCACAGCTTGACAATGAAAGGGAAAGGGAATACATGGTCGAGGTAAACGCAAATATACCGGTATTTAATTTTGGTGAATTTCAGGACAAGGAAAATTTCATAATCGGAATGCAGGCAAAATTCCTTGACGACAGCCAAACCGACAAGGCCCTTGTGTTAAAGTTTGCAGGGACCGTAGAAGCAAAAAGCGTAGCCCAGTACGGAGATGACGGAGTAACACAGAAGGCCTCCATAAAGACGGGAATAGCCTCAAAATCAGACGCATTAGTCCCAAATCCGGTTATACTGAGGCCATACAGGACATTTATTGAGGTAGAGCAGCCAAAGTCAGGCTTCATATTCAGAATGAAAGAGGAAAGCAGATATAATGATGGAGTACAGTGCGCTTTATTTGAAGCTGACGGAGGAGCATGGAAAAATGAAGCTGTGAGAAACATAAAGGAATACCTTGAGAGTGAGCTGTCAGAGTACAGGGAACAGTTTTTAATTATTTCATAACACAGGTTAGCGCCGTGGCATTGCCGTAGTGCTGCCATGGCGCAGAAAGGAACTGATATGGAATATTTATTAACAATTCCCGGAACACTCAACAACTTAAATGACTACATAGCAGCCGAGCGTACCAACCGCCACAAAGGGGCAAAAATGAAAGCAGATAACGGAAATATTGTTATCATGTCAATAAGGCGGTGCATGAGAGGCATAAAGATTGAAAAGCCCGTATTCATGGAATACACATGGATTGAGCCCAACAAGCGGCGGGACAAGGACAACATATCATCCTTTGGCAGAAAGGTAATACAGGATGCCCTTGTAAGCGCCGGAGTATTAAAGGATGACGGCTGGAGGTATGTTGAGGGTTTTTCCGACAGGTTTGAAGTGGATAAGAAAAATCCAAGAATTGAAGTGTTGATAAAGGAGGTGAAATAATGCAGGAAATAAAGAAATGCCCATTCTGTGGTGGCGATGGTGAATTAACGCAACGGTATAATTACAGACATGGCAATTACTTTGTGTTCGTTGCTTGTAGCCTTTGCAATGCACAGAGCAAGACTTTTACATCTGATGATGACGCAGAAC